CTCTATGCGTTGAAATAGCAGCAATAGAAAAAGTTGTACAAGGTGGTGATGCCCAAATTAAATCTGGTTTAAATGGTATATCATCTATTGTTAAATGTTCTATATCTTTTACTAAATCAATATTTTCAAATGCTTTAACATCAACAGAAAAAACATTGTAACCTAATTCATCAGCAACTTTACCAATACTCCTGGATCCTGCAAATAATTCAAGTACGTTCATTCCTAAATTCCTCTAACTCTAATAATAAATTTATAAAATCATTAAATTCTATTGCACAGTAATCTAATTGAAAGTTTTTAGTAAATACTACAAGCGGTGTTTTACCTCTTGGTGCATCGTTCCTACTTTGTTCTAATGCTTTCCAGATGTTTAACTTTTCTTGGTTCTTACATTCAAAACTGTATTCACTTATTATGCTGTTATCATCAATGCAAATAATGTCACCCTTAAAGTCCATACCACCGCTTAATGGTGTTCTACGTACTTTTACTTTAAATAGTTCTTTTAGTTTATTAGCTATTGACAATTCAAATCTTTTGCCTTTTAGCTGGCTTGACCTTCCACCCATAGTTTATTCTTTAGTTTCTAATTTAGTTTTATTTTGTTCTGCTTTCATTAATTCAATTAAGTCATTAATGTATTCGTGTAAATCTGGATTTGAAAATAGTAATACTGCAATCACACTTACATTCATTTGATTAGGTGATTTAATTTTGATCTTACTTTTTTCATCCATCATTATAGCACACCACATATGAGCTTTATTGATTTCTTTAATTACTTCTTTTTGTAAAGCTTTCTTTACTTCTCTATTAACATTCATATAGTTTTCTTATTTGTTCACCTAATTGTTGGTCATTAGGATATAATTCACAATAGTGTTTTATTATGTTTTTGTTTATCCTTTGGTTCGGATGAGTATAAACACAATCTTTAACTTGTCTGTATTTATTTAGATTTGTTTTCATAATACTTTGAACAGATTGCTATTGCTTGTTCGCTTTTGTAACCTTCATTAATAACTTCAGGCACACATCTAATCATAAAATCTTTTTTATTTTCGTTTGGTTTTGGTTTAGGCATAATTTATTTTTTAAAATATTCATCAATTAATCTAAGTAAAAACATACCTGTAAGTATTGCAACAAAATGAGATACTAACAAATACATTGTTATTACTTCCATTCTTCTAAAGTATTAATTTTTAATTTAAGTTCTACTATATCTTTTGTTTGAACTGCATTATCTAATCTAAGTTTTCTAACTTCTTTTAATAAACTTCTATTGTATTCAGCTAATTCATTTATAGTGTCCATTGCTATTTTAAGCGTTTCTAAGGCATCCAATTTACTTTTTGGTGGGTTACCCTTATTTATGTCGTGCATTACCTTTATAAGCAAGATATGCAATTTGTTTTTATTTAATAGTAATTGTAATTCATCCATAGTTTTAGTTTTTAGTTTATATAGTTAATTGTTTATTTAGTTCATTTTTTAAAGGATTTATACCACCAATAGTAAAACCCATACCACGATTAAAATCAAAACATAAAGGATCAGCTAATGTTGGTTTACCACCTGTAAGTTTATCTTTTATTTTTTCTATTCTTACTTGTGTTAATTTATATAATATTGGAGAATTTATAAAGCGGTGGATGCTAATAAATGAATCCGTTCTATTTGCAAAAACCTGACCACCTTCTGTATCAGATTTTCTTGGAGGTTGTATATAAGATTCATATTCGTGTCCAGCTGGAAATACTCTACGTGCTGCTTCTGTCATTGGGTGTGTCATAATATAAACTGTTTTACCTGTTTTATTACAAAACTCTCTGATGTCATTACAAATTAAATAATTACGTTCATATTGGCTAACCCTTCTATCGTGATTCAAAGCTGTATACGGATCAATAGCACAAGCATCACATTTGGTTTCTTTAAATATTTTTAATAAATCTTTATGACTATACATTTTTTTATTACTAACAAAAGTAAACCATTTAGAAATTTGATTATAATAGTTTTGTATTTGTGTTTTACTTAAATCATTAATTTCTGTTTGTGAATACATTTGAATTAAATCTCTTGTAAGTTGACCAGCAGAATTTTCACCTGACCAAATACACCACTTCACATTATGCTTAACACTTAAACACAAAAAATACCATAATAAAAAAAATGTTTTTCCAACATTATCAAGGCCAATAACAACAGTCATAGTACCTTTTTTATGTACATAGTAATTATCATATTCACAACCAATACCTAAACCTTTTTGAATTTTACCTTCTTTAAAAGCATATAAGTATTTTAGTTGTTCTTCTTTATTTACTATCATCGTTTTTTTGTTTTAAATAATTATTAATGCTATTGGTTGACATATAAGGAATTACAAATTCTTTTTTTTGTTTATTTTTTTTCTTCTTTTCATTCTTTACATTCTTGTTACTGGTCGTTTGCTGGTCGCTCGCTGGTCGCTTTGCGGTCACCTCGCTGGTCGTTACTTGATATTTTTCATAGTTAACTACCTGTATCTTAGTTCCTTGTGAACTTGATTTGATGGTCACTTCGTTGGTCGTTTTTAGCTTAGTTAGTGCAGTTCTCACTTGCCTTATTGTCAGGCCTGTTTCATTTGCAAGTATCTCTCTACTTGTTAAATGTTCACCAATTTGTATAAGTTCGCCTTTATAGTTTTTTGATTTATGATTAGCTTTTAAAAGTATGTGTAAAAATAACCTTGTTACATTTATGTCATCATACCACTCCCATTCTAAAAGCTGTCTATGGATTTTTATCCATCCTTGTATTTGCTTCATAGTTTAAATTCATAGTTAGTTAAAAATTGTGTTTATAGTTTATTCTTTCAGCTTCAAGTTTATAATATAAAAAACTTTGCATTCCGTTTATGTGTGAATCAGTTGGAAAATAATATTTCCATCCTTTAGACATTCCACGATTAATATAATAAAAAAAACCAACTGCAACTTTACCTGTATTTTTTTTAAAATATACTACTGCTGTATTATCTGAAGTTGGTATGATTTCACCAATACTAAATTTTTCATTGTTATAATTACCTTCACGATCTTTTTTAGAATATCTATTTGCAATATGTTTTATATATGATTTGAGTTCTTTGGCTATTTCTTTATTCATAGTATGCTATATGTTTTTCTTTATATTGTTCGTAAAATAGTTTTTCTAATTGGCTTAATGATTCCCAAGTATAAATCTTATTGAAAGTAATAGAATCACCCTTAGGCAACTCTACTACTTCTTTTTTTTGTTGTTCAAAATCTATATACTTAAAACCTTTTTTTGTCGGTTTATATGCACAAGCAATTGTAGTAGGATGAAAACCCCATTGCTCCGCAAGTTCTGGTATTGTATAACCTTCAATTATTAATTCTTCTATAAGATTTGAAAGCGATTTTAAACCCTTTTTCATTTAATAGTTTTATAGTTTGTTTATACTTAAAAGGGTAAGTCACCTTCTTCTTCAACTGCTACTTCTTCTTTCTGTTTGCTGTTATCAGCTTTGAATACTTTCCAAGCATCTAAAGAAGTGAAGTATTTACCTTGCCATTCATTAGTTTTTACATTAAAGTCAACATCAACTATATCACCTTTAGAATTGTATTGTAAAAATTTATCTACTTTTTCTTCTCCGAATACATCAAAGCAGTATAGATTATTGTATTCATCATCTGTTTTAACTACAAAAGAAGTTTTTTTCCATTGTTTTCCAGCTTTTGTTGTACCTGTTTTTGTTTCAAGTATGTTTTCTATTTTTCCTGTTACTTTCATTTTTATTTGTTTTTATTGGTTATTTTTGTGAATTCCTGTTTTAAAATATCATCTAACTTAAAAATTAATTTATTATGCATTTTAAATACATAATCTAATTCTTTATTATTTAAAATAGATTGTAAATTATTTTTATCCTGTTTTAAAACTTTAATTAAAAAATCTATTTCATAATGACTTAATGTTCTTTTTATTTTTGTATTATTCATAATTTATTGTTTTTATTAGTTAATCTTCGTTGTATGCTAATTCTTCTATTTCTTCAGAATATCCTTTAGGTTTACCATCCCAAGCTTTGTATTTAGTTACTAAATCAATGTAATCTAAGTACCCAGCTTCAAGCATATTATCACCTAATTTAAAAACTTTAATGTTATAAGGTATTGTTTTTTCAACTGCTATAATATAGTATTTAGTATTTGGTGGATAGTTTTCAAGATACATTGCACCTTGCATTTTATAATCATTATAGTACATTTCACGCTTTAATTTAAGAGCATCTGTACACGTTTTTATATCAGCTATCCAACCTTCACCAACCATATCAACAAACCCTCTAAAATTAACTCCTTGTTCTACCCATTCAACTCTTTGTTCTCGCTTTGTACATTTGCTTATTAGATCCATAAATACTTTATCATTAGCAACTGCATTAGTTATTTCTAAAGCATTATCTAATTCACTTTGCTTTATAATAGTTTTATTTTTATTTAGTTCTGAAAATTCAATCCAATCTTTTCCCCTTCTTGTTTTACCTTGATACACTACATATTCAAAATCAAAGGTTTCTGGTTCTAATATTATCTTGTGAATTAAAGAACCAAACAACATTGCATCCGTTCTTGTTTGTTTGCCTTCCCAATACGCAAGTAAATGGTTTGGTGACTTTTTAAATTGTGTTAATGCTGAATAGCTTAAATGTTCTTTTTTCATAGTTTAGTTTTTATGTTGTTTAGAAATTTGTTCTAATAAAGTTTTATATGCTATTTTCTTTTCGCTTGATGTTTTACATTCATCTTCAATTAAGATTATGCGTTGGTCAATAGTTGATAGCAAAATGTTTAGGTAGTATTGTTCGCACGTATTATCCATTTTTAGCTTGTTTAAAGGCATCAGCTTCAACATCTGAGTAAATACCATATTCATACGCATTTATAAGTTTTAAAACGCATCTATCAATACCGCGCTTTTCGGCCATTGCTCCATAATAAGTAGATGTACAATTTTTAGTTGATGCCTCACCAACACTAATTATACTTCTATCACCTTTTTTCATAGTAATTAAAAACCTTGCAAAATCTACTTCTGTATTTAATATTTCAAAGTTTATTAATTGAATGTTTTCAATGATGGCAATTTTTTCAATGGCATCGTGTGTTATGATCCACATACTTTTTTGACCTCGTTTAAGTTCCCAGAAATCATCTTTTCCAAGATTATATTTTTTAGCTAATTCTTTTATTCTCATAGTTTCTAATTGTTATTATTGATTGTTTTATAGTTTTCATTCTTTTTGGCGAATAATTATAATTAATTTTTTTTAATTCTTTATCATAATTAATAACTTCTTCTAATAACCTATCAAACCTTTCTTGATGTTTTTTTATATCGCTTTGTGATGGGTTAAAATATTTAGAACATAAAATTGTTTTATTAAATTGAATTTGACTAATTATATAAAGCAAATTGTAATTAATATCTTTTTGCTTACAATAGTATTGATGCTCTAATTCTATGTTTTTTAAATGTTCAGTATAGTAATTCATAACATTTCTTTTATCTTGTTAATGATTTTGTGAACCTCCATAAATTCACCTGTTTGTGCTACTAAATGATAATTTGTATCAAAGCTTTGAAATTGAATTATTGTTGGTTGGCCTTCTTTTTGTTCAATACTTACTTCAACATCTGTATGTTCATCTTGTAGTTGAAATACTCTTTTAGTTGGTGTTACGTTCATAGTTTTAGTTTTTATTGTTTATATAATTTTCCATAAATTCTACAATTAATTTAGAATAGCTTGTACCATTCTTTTCAGCTAATTCAGCAAATTCATATTTAATATTTGTTTTTTCTTCGGGTATGTAAAAAGTTACTCTCATTGTTTATTTTATTTTAGTTAATTCTTTAAGTATGTATTTTTCTTGTTTCTTTCTTTCTTTTAAAGCAAGTTCTGCTAAGTCAGCAATGTCATTGAATAATGTATCAGCATTAAAAACTACTGTGCCATTATCACAAGCTAAATAAACTTCGCCATTGTCACTCCATAGCGTGTGAGATTCGTGTACATATATTGTTTTATCAAGTTTAGAATCTAAATATTCTATTGTTTCGACTAAATGTTCTGTTAGTTCTTGTTTATTTAAATTTTTCATAGTTAAGCTATTTTTAAAATGATTAGTATTATAAAATTATAAGCAACATAGATTGCTCCAATTAATGTTAGTGATTGTAATAGTAGTTTTTTCATAGTTTAATTGTTAATTATATTCAAATGTATGCATACGTATGCATATAACCAAATAATTACAAAGAAAAAAAATAAAAACAGGGAATTGAATAGGGGTTTTTAGGGGAATTGATTAAAACAGGTGTGTTAATCTTGCAACCTGTCCATTGTTTTTAGAGAATATAAAACTTTCTATGGCTTGGTTATTTGATGAGGTATAACCCATCTTGGAATGCCACGTATCAGCGGGTGATGGACTACGGAAACTTTCAAGTGTACACCCTACTAAATCTTTGTTTCCTACTTTATGATGAACGTGGTGGGTAAACATATATCTATACTTGGTGCTGCTCCAATCTTTAGATTCATCAGCCATTAATAATGGTAGTAAATCCCATTTAGCTCCGTGTCCGTGTGTTGATCCAATTAGGTTATTATGCCATTTATAATACTTTCTATGATGTAAACTAATATCAAAAGTAATGTTCTTGTTATTCTTAAAATAAGTAGCTATTACATCAGCTAAACAAAAACCTGTTAAGTAATCGTGATTAGAAGAATTATAAATTATATGAATGTCTGGATAAAATTCCAACAAAGATTCAATAATATTAATATATAATCTTTTTGCGATATGAAAATGCTCGTAAAACATTCCATCCACATCTTGAACAGTACCGCTTGTAGTTTTATTGCTACCATTTGGTGTATCAATATGCATTGCATCATTGCCTATTATTAGAATAATTTTGTCTATATTGAACCCCTTGCTTTTTTCTAAGCAACCTTGAACACCCTCTAAAGTTCTTAATACTGCTGTTTGTTTATTGTATTCTTCACCTGTTACAAATGACTTACAAAGCTTACCTATATGAATATCTGCTGGTGATATTAATAAACAATGACCATCGTGTAGTTGTGGTTTTTTAACCTTTTCAAATTCAGGTGCATATTCCTGTAAATCTTTAACTAAATCTTTTTTAAACTGTTTTATATTTTCAGTTTTAAATGCACTATTCTTAAAATATAATGATGATTTCTTTGATTTTATCCAACCTGAATGTATGTCATTAGGATTGACACCTTCAAATTCAGCTTCTTCTTTTATTCTTCTATACTCTCTAATTATTTCAACCTCATCTGGTTTTAACCTGTATCTTGCTTCCTTTCTGCCTTTTTCAATTTTATTAGGTTTCATAATATACCGAGTTTTTTACCAATCTTTAAACCAATTAAAACTAATATTCCTACGATAACCATTGATCCGTATTTCTCCCAAAGCGTTTGTTCTTGAATAGTGACCGTTTCATAAGGTATAAATCTATTTTCAATAATTGTGTCGTTCTTACACGTGATTTCGTGGTATATTTCTTTCCGTAATGTGTCGAAATAATACCTTGCTTCAATTCTGTCATTGTTTACTATAATCGTGGTGTCGTGGAAAGTTACAGTTTCTATTGTATCATAACTATAATTTGGAACAATAATAGTATCTATAATTTTAATTGTATCTATTTTGCTTAAATGAGGGTGATTTCTAACTAACCTGTTTAATCGCTTTTGAGGTGTGCAGCCAATTAATAAAATTAAGATGAAAACTTGGATAATGCCTTTCTTAACCATTCTTTAGTTTCAGTTCCTTTAAATAAAAACAATGCTAATGAAACTGCTAATATGCTTAAAAAGCTTACTAAGGTTTCACCATTGTAATAATACATATAAACATTATAAATAAATAATGCAATGCCTAATATGTTAGTTATGATGTTCTTTACTTTATTGCTCATTTGAATCTTTTTTTATTTCTTTTTTAATATCTCTTGCTTTCTTGCTTTTTGGTTTAAAGCTTTTTGGCTGAAATTCTAAGTACTCTACTTCCGCATTGAAACACGGACACATCTTCATAAATTCGTGTGCTTCAACCCCATCGCCATCTTTATCTTTGCTGTAATCTCTGTGTCCGTGTATAGATGCTTCAGGATAGATATTTTTTAGTATTTTAATGATCTTTATTAGCGCTGCTTTTTGTGCCTCTGTGCGTGTATCTTTTGCCTTTTTAAAAGCTTTATCCATACCGCCAATATAAGCTATACCTATTGATGCTTTATTACCACCGCCTCCAACGTGTGCGCCCATAATATTAACAGGCCTACCAGCTTCAATTTTTCCATCTAAACCGATTACATAATGGTAGCCGATTTGGTTAAAACCTCTTTTTCTATGCCATCCATCAATGGTTGCTGCACTAACATTTCTACCTTCTGGAGTTGCACTACAATGTATTACAATTTTATTTACTGCTCTCATAATTTTTAGTTTCTACGTAAGTATAATAATATTCATAATTTTCGCTGCTATGTTGATAGTATTTACTCACTTGGTTTTCTTTTTCTTGATACTGATTTCTTAGCGTTCTGAATCAATCTTTCTTCCATCTTAGCAACCTTTACTCTTAGTTCTGTATTCTCTGTTATTAATACATCTATTTTAAGTTCTAAAGCTGAAATTTTATCTTTTAATTCTTCAATAACTTTTAGCGACAGACCATCAACACGTTCTTCTTTCGATGCTCTAATGTCCATACGTTTTTTAACGATGTTCCATATTTCCTTCAACCCTAAAGCCGATACAATACCAGCCAAAGCAACCAACAAACTGTGATCTTCCATTACTATTATGTTATTATTTTTATTCATTATTATTATTCAGGCATCGGTTCACTCCACGCTGCTGTTGCCATTAATTCTAAACACTCTTGATGGTTCATTTTATCGCCTACGTAAGGTAAAGCTCCACTTGTCACAAAACTTGGTTCTGTAATGTAGCTTAATAACCCTTGTGTGTTTGCTAAGTTTCTACGCATTGTCTGAGCAGATGTTTGGTTAACTTGTGAGTAATCTACTTTGCTTGTTTCTGTTAATTCTATTACTATGTATGTTGCCATTTTTTTTTATTTTAATATTTATGTTGGTACTGATGTTGATTTAGCGGTTACACTCATATTGTAAGATACTGCATTATTGTCTGAATAAGGTGCATCTCCTGTTCTATTTGTTCCGCTTGACATTCCTGAAGATAAACCACTTCCTGTTGCTCCTACTCCGTCACTTAATGCTGTTTGTGCTGGACCTAAATTACTTCCTGTTCCGTTGTTTGTTCCTATTTCATCCAATATAGTCCACTCACTTGATGTTGAATTATAAGAAGAATTTACCGCTCCTAACCTCCACCAAGATACAGGTGTAACTGCAAAAGTGTTTAAGTCAAAAGGTTTAGCTTCATTATAAAGTGTTGTTACTTGCGCTGCTGATAATGCTGAATTGTAAATTGAAATATTTGAAATAGAGCCATCTATAAAATTACTGCTTGCACTACTTGAGCCAATATACAGATTTGAAGCAGCAGAATTTAAAGTTCCACTTGCTGATGTATTTGTAAGTACTGGCACACCATCTTCATAAACTATAGCTGTTGTTGTTAAATTATCAAATGTTACGCATAAATGATGCCAATTTCCATCTACTAAATTTCCAACACCTGAAGCTGATGTACCCCCTAAAAGTGCAAATTGATTGCCATAATCCCCCCTTAATCTATAGTAAAATCTTCCTTGTGTATTTGAATAAGCACTTGCAGATTGATAAATTTCTATTGCTTGATTGCTTATGGCTCTTCCGTTATTTGAATAAGTAGAAGATTTAAACCAAGCAGAAACTGTTACAGCAGTTGCACTATTTAAAGCACTAAAAGAACCACAATCTATATAATCATTGCTTCCATCAAATGAAAGTGAAAAAGGGTCATAGGATTGATTGATTATAAGGTCGGATTGCACAAGGTTTGCAGCAGTCATTCCTGAAGATGTGCCTGTGTTAGAATTACTTGATGCATCTGGAATACTAAAATTAGAACCATCAAAGGTTGCTGAAGCGTCTAATTCCCACCACGCTTGTAAGTTGCTATAAGAAGCTATATTTGGCGGTGTTCCGTAGTTATATAAAGATTCTACTGATTCAGTTCCTGTTGCTGGTAATGCTGTGTTGAAAATTGATACATTTGAAATATCACCATTTAAAGCTCTTGTTGCTGCATTTCCACTTGAACCAATAAACAAATTATTTGTCAATCCATCTATATCAGTATTGCTTGCTGTTGTTGGTGTTCCAGCGTCAATATATAATTTTAAACCATTAGATGTACTAAAAGTACAACATACGTGATACCATTGGTCATTGTTTAGTGTTGAGCTTGTTGCAAAATGGTTTGCATCATTCCAATCTTCAACCCAAAAAACTAAAGCACTTCCTGCTAAATAAATACCAAAACCACTATCCCATACATTTGTACTTGTTGGTGCTGCTATAATATTATCATATAAAGTATTTATTGCAATTTTAACCCATAAAGATAGTGTAAATTGTGTTGAAATATTTAAATCGCTTAAACTAATTCCAGTAGTAATCCAAGAGCTTCCATTAAAATCAAATACAAAATCTTTTTCTGCTCCGTTAGGAACTAAAAACTCTCCGTTAAAAGCTGAATTTCCTAAAGGGTAATATGCCACAGGTTTTCTTCCGTTTGTTATTGCCATAGGGTTTCCAATAGCTGAACCTGTTCCGTATAGTTCTGTTACTTGTGATGCTGAAAGTGAGTAGTCAAATATTGAAACCTCTGTTAAACTTGCTTCTAAAAGTCCAAGTCCGTTTGTATATGCACCCATACGACTGAGAGTAAACCCTCCTGCTGCAGAAAAAGCTCCACCTGTCGGAGAGTATGCAGTTCCGTCTAAATACCATACACACGTTACTCCTTGTTTTGTTATTGCTATATGATGCCAGTTTCCATCTAAAAGGTTTACTGGAACAGTTCCTGTATTTGTTACTATATAAACATTGCTAAATCCTGAACCTATTTTCGCATAAAAAACTGTGTTTGAAGCGTGATATATAACATTGTTAGCATCACCAGCAAAAATATATTGAGAACCTGAACCGCCGCCATCTTTAAACCACATTGAAATAGTTGCATCATTTCCACTTGTAGTAAAACTTTCTACGTCAACATATTGACTACTTGCTGAATCAAAATCTAAAGAATAGTTTGACACTCTATTTGCTTCTGCATTTGCGTTGGTTGGCATTAACCAACTATTAGATATAAATTCTGTCGCCATATTTTTTTTAATTAATCATTTTTATTAATTACTCTCCCATTCTCCACCAAGCTGTTGGACTTGATGCATTGCTTAAACTGTCAAGGTCATTCGGAACTCCTGTTCCAAAAATCTCCGTTACTGCAGTTGAACTTAATTCACTATTCCAATAAGCAGCTTCATCAATAGAGCAATCAATTAAATATTGACTTGATGATTTGCCTCCTAATAATAAAGGTTGATTAAAAAACGCAAATGACCAAATTGTTTCATCATAATCTATAGAGCCATCTACGTACATTTTTAATGCGTAAGAAGTTGAATTATAGGTTACTAAAATATTATGCCAATTACCATCAGATAAATCTGTTGTTCCTCTCACAAATGTTCCTGTACTATTTCTTGACCCTACTGTTAAAGTTCCTGCAAAATACAAATAAGCACCTGCAAATTGATAATTTGTAACTGCTGAAAAAGGAACATAATAATTGAATGCTGAAAGCGTTGCAGATGTTTTAAACCAATAACTTATAGAAAAATCACCACTTAAACTTGAAATACCTGTATCAAAATAAGAATCAACCCCATCAAAAGAAAAGCTTCTTGTACTTGAAAAATCTGGAACAGTAATCTGCATTGATTGTTCTGCAAATGTTGCATCTGGTAAAGTGTATCTTATTGTATATGAATTAACAGTTGATGTTGATAGTGTAATTTCACCTGTTGATGCGTTTAAAGTTAACCCTGAAGGAGTAGCTGTAAAAGTACCGCCAGCATCACCTGTTATAGTTGGTGTTGGATTTACTCCATTAGTAGGATAACTGTCTAAAGGGTAACTAAATGAAGCGTCAGTACAGTTTGCTATTGATTTATAAGATGAACCCCATCCTATTGTATTATCACAAACACCAACACCCCAATAAGATGATTCATATATTTTACCATAACCTGACATAATTCTTTCTATTTAAAATTTATAATACCCAACCACCAAAATTAGCTACTGTATCTGGATCAATATCACCATTTGAATTACTATTGTATTCAGGAAATAAATCCGTATTAAAACAAATGTAATCAATGAATCTGTTTGTATAATGCTGTGCTGTATTTCTACTATTTTCAATTAAAAAATCTACTCTGCTTTTATCAAGTGCAGTAGCATTTTCAGGATTGTGAGTATATATTCCACCATTAGCAATATTAACACCAGCATAAGGTAAATACTCTACCATTGCCCAATAAATTGTCATATCCTTAACATAATCTCTAACTAAATTAAAGTAATTAGGATTTAGTAATTCTGTTAATTGTCCGTTTTCAATTAATGTTTCAAGCTTTTCAAATAAATCCGTTCCTAAATAGTTCTGAATGTGTATATCTTGACTTATACGAATATATGGTAGGAACTTGTCAGGGTCTAAATTACCATTCGCTGATGTGAACGTTACTAAATCTTCTCTTGTTATGAATAATGCTTTTGCCATATCTTAATTTATTTTACACCCGGATAATGGCCTTGATTTGGCATATTAACAGGTGCTATTTTAGCTTTTTTACTTCCAGCTGGTGATCTTTTAACACTTTGTGGTACTTCTTTTACTCTTTTATAATCATCTAAATTCTTACTTCCTTTTTTACCTTCTTTTAATGATGATTTTTTTATTTTATAAAGAACTTGAACCCACTTGTGTCTGCAATAAACACCGCCTTTAAATTTAAAAAGCGAGTATGCTTGATCTTTATGCATTGGCAGCTTTGCAGCTTTTTCAAATGCTACTTTACTTGCTTTATTTATATCTTCTAATTTATAAATAATACCTTGTTCTGTTCTGGCCATCATAGATTTACAGAATGGCCTTGATTTATTACCTTCTTTGTAAGCTTTTCTTGAACCTACTGCATATTTAAACCTAATCTTGTAATATGATTTATCTAATTTAGATACACCATTTGGCCTTGATTTTACAGCAGCTAAATCAGTTTTTATTAAACTATTCGCCCATTCTTCGTGGTCATCAGTTTCTAAGTATTCTCTTTCTGCTACTTGTTCCCAATCTTCATCCATTACTTCACCCTCTAAGCCATCAAGTAATAAATCAAATTCTTCATCACTTAAATCTTCTTTATTTTCTGATTTGCTTAGTTTAGATTTATTTACTAAATCTTCTATTTGTTGGTATTCATCTTTTTGTTCAAAATCTTGATCTTCAACTGCAACACCTGTTTCTTCTTCAATAACTTCAGCATCCATATCTTTATCTATTTCAATAAATTCTAATGGTTCTATAGTTTTGAAATATAGATTTAAACTAATATCATTTACTGCAAACATTTCATCTAAAGCATCAATCAATAATTCTTGGTAAGGTTTTATTACTACATTATCAAATAATAATGAAGCATTTTTAATTTCATCAGCATTGCTTGAAAAGCCATTAGATGAGTTTAAACCGATTAAAATAGGTGAAGTGACACGATGTGTTACCATTATCTTTTTACCGCATTCTTCGCTAAGATATTGATAGTGTGATGGTGCATCATTTAAAGGAACATCATCAATAGTTGTTTTACTTTCTGCATCGTTATTAAAAGCAATTATAACTTTTTCACCATAGCTTCCTGTAAGCTTGTTCATTACATCATTCTTGATGCTTAATTGTTTTTCGCGGTCAGGAACCCCATTATTAAAATTCACAACTTTAGTACCACTAAAACCTGACTGACAATCGTTAATTAAATAGTCAGCAATTTCTTTTTCTAAAGTAGCATAGCTTATTTGATAGTCCGCTGGTGAATAGTAGTAATACCCTGTTACATATCTTCTAACAATAAATATTTCATTCTGAGAACCAGAACCAAAAACAGGGAATCTTTTTAATTTAGTATTTCTGTTTACATTCTGCCAATCTGCACTATAAAAATATGCTTCAATTTCCCCTTCTTCATTGCATTTTTCAGCACGTAATGTTTCTCTTGGAAAATGTGTAATGCTTTTTATTTTTTTACCTTGATATGTAACTTGAAATGCACCTTCACCCAATAACTTTAAATCTTGGCATACTCTACGTAAATCTTTCTTTTTCAAGATTGATTTCATATTAGCGTATTCTTCTGGTTTTTTATGGCTGTCAGTAGCATCTAAACCTTTACCATAGATTCTATCAACAATACCATTAATAACAGCATTATTAGTAGTTGAATCCATAAAGGCATCTATCAAACATTGATAGTAATTATTATCCTCACCAATACCAATCCAATCTCTGTTTTTATCTTCAGTAATAACTGGCCTTTGATATTCGTTTAATTGTATTAAATGTAAATTATCCATTATGCGTAGATGTATTCATTATTTCCTGTTGACTTTTCAATATAAACATTTTTACTAATTTCAAAAGTTGAAAGTGTTTGATCTGTACAAAACAGTTTATCTTTAAATATTAAAGTTCCATCTGTTGTGTTATTAATCTCTATAACGTAAAAATTAGCTTCTGTAAGAGCTTGTGTCGTGCTATAAGTGTAATAATACTTAACTGAATTAAATAATGCGTTAGAATCAGTTAAAATAACTTTGTTCTGTTCTTCGCTTTTTATCTTTAATTCGTACACTTTACCGCTATCAATAGTTTCTCTTGGCATAAAATTAAGTAATCTCGTTCCACTTTTAGTAATTATCTGCATTTTTTTTAATTTATTTTTAATAAAAAAGGAGAGAAACAAATAAGTAACTCTCCTTTAGCCAACTAAACTATATATTGAATCACACTAAACTATGAAATTTGTGCCATTTTAACTGTTAGTGCCTACTACCACTGTTACTGTCGCACTCGACATTCCAGCGAAAGGATCAGCACTTGTTCCACCAGCAATAAAATTAGCTGGTTTTAACTCTTGAGCAGACATTGTAAGGTTGTAACCTGACAAATCACCCATTGCAGCACCTGTTACCACACTACCACCTGAAACAGAACAACCGTGCTCAAGTCCAGCCATAAAGAAATTACCGTTGTAATCTTCAACAGCAATATGCGGTCTACCGTATGCTAATAATTTTAATTCTTTGTTATCTTCCTTAGATAATTTTGGTAGTACTAATGTAAGAGTTTGTTCGAAGAAAGTAGTACCGTTTTCGTTAGAAGATGTAATAGCTTGGTCTAAACTATTTGCACCTTTTAAGTCATACTGATATGCTGAAAATGTTCCAGATAAATCTGTAATTTCATCAGCAGTTTCAGTTACTGTTCCTAAATCTCCGTAATCAACAAACCAAACACGTACAATGCCGCCGAGTATATCTTTACACGGTACTTTTCTTCCTATACTTAAATCACAAGCCATCGTTTATTGTTTTTATATAAAGGGGTGAATTAACACCCCCTTAAAAGTTATTAATTATGCGTAATATGTTATTTCACCTAAAATTCCGATTTGAACACCAGCTTTCCATCTTGCAACAAATCTTACGTTTTGGTCACCTAATGTTTCAGAAGTATCAATCAATCTTAATTCAGAAAGATCACCTAAAATTCCACAACCAAAATAAAGGTTAGAAATTTGAGCGCAAACCATTTGATTTGCTGGCATACCAGGTGCTAAGAAAATCTTAACTCCATCAAAACTTAAACCGCCGCCATCATACCATTGAGTCATTCTATCATTAGTACCAGCAGAACCTGTTAAAGCAAATCCACCAAGTGAACGAATATAAGCTTGGAAAATTCCGTTTCCAACATAAATTCTTAAATCTTCTTTGTCTAAGATTGCAGGGCTATTAGCAGCAACATTATCTACCACTTTACCAAGCTCAGTTACTACGTTTGAAGCAGTTACAGTTGTACCTGTTACAATTGCACCACCAGCTAAATCAGCAGCGTTAGCAGCAGCAATAGTTGTGATACCATCAAATTCACCAGCAGTAGCGTTAACACCTTGCCATACGTTTTGCTCAGTTTTCTCAGCAATTTTAGCAATGTATTGTTGTACAATAAAATCAGCAAATGATTTAGGAAGTTCTTGATTCATTACAGAATAACCCATTTCAGCAGATTGCCAAGTTTGTGCGAAAGTTTTCTTGCACTCAGTTTTGTTTACTTGAAATTCTTCTACTTCTAAAATTCTTTCAGAAAGTGTAAGAGTTCCAGCATCAGCATAATCACAAGTAGCATTGACTATAAAGTCACTACCCATTACTGATTTTTGAAGCACTTCTTTAAATGCTATGTTAGGTAGAACAGTCATCCCACCATTGTCAAGAGTTTTCCCACTCAAAAGGGCAGCTGCTATGTACTTTTCTTTGAACTCACCAGCATATGTTGTTGTAATCGTTGTTGCCATCGTTTTTTTTGTTTTTTTTAACTATTTAATTTTGCATATATCCTTGATTGTAATGTTTCAGGATAATTATTTTTCTTTAATGTAAATTTAGATTCATTCTTTGCTTCTGGATTGTGTTTTACAGGAGCAACAGTTTCAACTGCTGAAAGCTCTACTTCTACATCTTCTTTAACTTCTTCAGTTAGTTCTTCTTTAACTTCTTCAACTATATCTTCTTTAGTTTCTTCTGAAGCTTCTACTTTATCAGCTTTTAGATCAGCAATAGCATCTTCAAGGTTTTTAATTCTAATCTCCATACCTTTCCAATCTGCAACATCAGCTTCTTCAGCTAATTCTTCAGTTACTTCTTCTTCACTTGCTTCTTCTTTTGCTGGAACATCATCAGAAACATCACGCATATCTGCTATGATTCCTTCTTCTTCAACTACTAAAAGTTTACCATCTTCAAGAACATATTCACCAACAGGCATTGCAATCCTTTCGTCATCTGACTTAATGAATATTGCTTCATCTTTTTTAAATTCTTCTGCTTCAACTACTGTTCCGTTTTGAAGCTTCATTTCAGCTAATTGAACTTCTTTAACTTCTTCAGTTAATTCAATACCGCCAATAATTGTTTTGATTTTATTTAACATATCATTTGCTTTCATACTATATAAATGTTTTTTTTTTGAACTTGTTATACCTTTTTTTTATTTATTTTTAATTATGATTGTTATTAAGCTTGTGTTTTGCCTACGCCTTGCGCCCTTAAAGAACCATCACAGCAATCAACTTTGTAAGTGTTATCTTTGCATAAACAACCCCTTCTACCTCCCTTAGGCGATGTTCTGCTTTTTTCTCCTCTTGTTAGTTTATTATTTTTCATATCTATTTATTTATGTGTTTTTCGCAAGGCATATACCAAGTTTTATTTTCGAATTCGTGTGTATGATAACCTTTACACCCTATATTAATAGCCATTTCTTCTGCTTTAGCTTGTGTGCTATATGCTAAACGATCATCAATTACTGCATAATCTTCATCTATTACCATAGATTCTAAATCAATGCTTTTTTTTTTAAATAGATTTCTAATTTGTTCTATTTTTTTATTTGCTTCTTCTTCTTTTAAATCTACTTCTTCAACAACTGATTCAACACTTGCTTTTAAATTAGCTTTGTCAGCAAAGTAACCTTCAATACTGAAACCTTTTACTTTGTTTTCTTTTACATAATCATTCCACACCTCATCGTTGTTTACTTTCATTGATACCATCCAAGTACCTACAGGCACATCTAAACCATACATTCTGCTTTTATCTTGTTCACCTTCAACTATCCAAGATTCAACAACAGTCAAACCATTCAATTCCATATTGTGTTCTAATGTTGTATTATTTTGATTTCCATTCATAAAGAATAATTCACTTGCTTTTCTAACTGTATCAGCAGAAAAATAAACGTAAAATTCTTTTTTATCGTTCTTTCTGTATATTGGTTTGTTCGGTATTAATGCTGCACCCATTAATATGCGTTTTTCATCATCTACTTTTGCAAATTTGATTTCCTGAGATTCAAAAGCAAGAAAGTTGCTTTCTATGGCTGGTGATGATACAATACTAATTGCATCTATTCCAGCATTATCATTTTCTTCATCTAATAAAAGTTCTATTATTTCCATTTTGTTTGTTTTTAAAAAGTTGCTGTTTGTATTATTGCGTTGTTTAATTGCTGTGCTGTTGTTACATCTTGTGAAACCACAAATGCTTGTATTGGCGGTTGCTGACCTAATGCACCAGCTATTTGATTAAATCCTGACTGACCAACAACATTAAATGCTGGCGGTTGTGGTTCTGTTCCCCCAATTCCACCGCCTAAACCACCTGAAGGTGATGGTGCAGTAGTTCCACTATATTCAAATTTCTGTGCAGATATTGCAGCCACATTTGCTAAACCAACAGCAGTTGCAACACCAGCAGCAATCTGCGCTCTTACAGGAGCATCTGGAGTTGGTATTGATAATTGTGAAAGATATGCACCTTGTGCTGATTGATAGGTTTGTATTAATGCTTGTGCTATTCCAACAGCTTTGTTTATTTTAAAAGCTTTCTTTTGAGATTCTTCAGTATCTTTTGCAAACGTATTAGCTAATGATCCTATTGCTCCTAATGCATCAGCAGTCATATTTAATTTAGCATTTTGTACTATTCTTTCTCTTGCCGCATCTTTTTTTCTTTCTTCATCTAATGCTTCATAATAAAGCATATTAGCCCTATTCATTTCATCTAAGCTTATTCCGTGAACATCTCTAACCTTATGTATTGTATCAATTTCTTGTGCTGCTCTAATTTGTACTCTATCAAGGTTTTCAGTAGTTTGCCTTATTTGTTCTAACCCTAAAGCTTTTAATCTTTTTATTTCTTCATTAATTGCCCTAATTTTTCTATTCTTAATTACTAATTCACGTTCAGTTGTTTCAGGTAATTTTTCAGCTTGTTCTAATAATTCTTTTTGAATTTCAATTAAACTTTTTGTTTCTTCAATAGTAGTTTCATTAGCATTATTTAAATCTTCAACTGTTAGTACATTTTCTTTTAATGTTTGATCATATTCTTCAGTTGTAATTCCTAACTGTTTTAGTAATTCATTTCTTAATTCAGTAGTTTCATTTAGATCTTCTGTTGCACTATTAACATTGTTTGTAGCAATTAAAAAAGGTTGTACAGATTCAACTAATCTTGCTTTTAGTCCAAAATTGCCTTCTAATTTTGTAACTTCTTCACTTGCTTGTAGTAATTGGTTTACTATTGGTAAAGTACTATCAATATCAACTTCAACGCCTTGCCTTTTTGCTGCTGCTTTTAATTCTGCAATTTCACCTAATATTTCAGCCTCCATTTTAGCTTTTACTATTCTTGCATCTGCTAAATCCGTTGCTGCTTCTTCTATTTCTTCTTGTTGTTGTTGTATTATAATTCTATTTACAAGTTCTTCATTAACCTTGTTAATTGCTTTACTTAATTCTTCTGTGCTTACTTTTTCAGAATCTATGTTAGCTAAATAATCAGGGTATTGTTTTTGTAGTTCTTCAATGATTGTTTTTCTTTCACCTTCTGCTTTTTGTAAATCTTCAGTACTTGTTGCAGTATCTTGCATTACCTGATCAAGTTTTGCTAATCTGCCTTCATATTCAAATAATTTAACTTGCTGGTCTATTAAAGTATCTGATAATTTATTTACAGGAGTTAGGAAATTTAAAAAAGCTGTTGCAGCTTGTACTATACTTCTTGCAATAGAATTAAATATACCTGTTCCATCTTCAATAGATAATAAGAAACCTTCCCAAGCTGAACCAAGTTTTGTAGTATCACCTGTTAAATTATCTAATCTTGTTTCTGCTAATTCTCTTGCTGATCCAGCAGCACCATCAAATGCAGTATTTAATTTATCAATCTTAGGTGCATTATTAGCTAATGTTAGTAATGATTTAGAACCTACTTGACCAACTAAGTCAATAGCTGTATTAAGTTGATTAGAACTATTTTTTACTTTTTCTAATGCTTCATTTAATGGTATTCCTTTTTTGTTTAATTCAATAAATGTTTTACTTAAACCTGTTCCAGCTATTGATCCTTTTAAACCATTATCTGCCAATACTGCTAATAAAGATGTAGTTTCTTCTATATCTACATTCATTGCTCTTGCAGTTGGTGCAACAAGCTTTAATGATTCTCTTAATGCATCATAATCAAGTGCAGATTTACTTGTAGATAATGCCATTACATCTACTAACCTTTGAGTTTCAGAAGTTTCTAAACCAAATGCTCTTAATGTAGAACCTGTAATTGATGCA